ATATTTAAGTCGATAAGCTCTAACTCTTGTACTTGGGCTATTAGAAATGCTCCATTTTAAATCAACAAATGTTTCCTCTATTGTTGGTGTACTAATTGATACTGTGGCACTTGTATTCGTAACCGTTACCCAGCTAGTCCAAGAACTATATTGATTGGCTATATCTCTTGCTCTTATCCTATATCTTTGATTACCTGTAAAAGTAAGAGGTGCTGTGTACTCGTTAGTATCAATGTTAAATATGCCACCGCCTTCTACTTGTATTTGATAATGTTTTAAATTGTATGAGGTAACAGTTGGCGCGGTCCAAGTAACAACAACAGCATCACCTTGAATTGATCCCGCCAAACTTGTCGGTACATCTGGGTTTGAAATTGTTGCTGTAACACTATCAGCCGTTTCTGAAAATCTACCGCCGTCATCCCTTGCTTTGATGTAATACGTTTGGGAACTTGTAATTAATTGACCTACAACATAATCAGGTGCTTGTACTCTTTTGACAAAAGTAGATGAACTTTTAGACCCGAAATTATTAGCATTATTTGTATGTATTTCATAGTATGCAATATCTAAATCTTTATAAATTACATCAGGGTTTGTACCATCAAAACCATCAGGATTTGGCTCGTTTTCTGTCCAAGTAAGAATTGGCCCCATAGCTGGATCAACCGTTACCGCAAGACCAGAAACATTATTAGGAGGGTCAGATTTTCCTGCACAAGTATGACTAACGCTCTTAGGAATTGACCTCTTGCCACCACCTGAAACAGCTTTAATTTTATAATCAAATCTATCCCCAGCTTTTACATTTAATACTTCAAAATCAAGACCATTAACCGTGACTTCTCGCCAATTACCTCTGTTTTTTCTATACCTTAATAAATAACTAGTAGCTCCTGCTACGCTACTCCATTCAACTTTTACTTTTGATTTTACACGGCCTTTATTTGTTCTTTTTTGATCCGTATCTGTTAATGAATTTGTATTTACTATCTCCTTATACAAACGCTCTGTAACTGTTGCCGTTTCTGGCCTTTGGGGTTGCTCGTTTAAATCAGTTGCATCTCTATAAGTAACATCGGCCCCTGCCTCAACATGAGCATAAGCACTAGCGTTATATTCAAGAGCTGTAATTTTAAACTCTGTCCCACTATTTTCTTCCCCTACTGAAATAACACGCCATAAAGTTTGTTGTAAGTTTTCAGCAGAATTACCGCCTGAAGATTCTAAAATCCAAGGAGCATTAACATTTGGAAGCGTATCCGTTCCACCTACTTGAAAATTACCAGAGATATTAATTTGAGCGTAAGAAGTTGGGTATCTAATCCAATCAACAGTATTGGAATCAACAGACCCATCAGGCATTAAAACGTGTAAGGTTCTTGTAAATGGGCATGTATAAGTAACATTCCCCGAGTTCGTACCAGACGAGCCATAATTAACAGCGAAAGTAGTATCTGTAGGCGCTGGATTCGATAAGATTGTAAAAGTATTATCAACCGCACTCCCTGACGTAAAATCAAGAGTTATTCTTGAGCCCGCTTCATAGTAATGATGATTAGAAGATGTAACAGTGATCGTTGTACCTGACTGGGCATAAGTTCCTGATCCTGTTCTTCTTCCATAAGGTAAGTTTGCTGATGTTTCATCAATAGTTAGCGTGCTTGCTGTTGTTGATCTAACCCTTCCACCTCTTCTTTGACCTGCAATTGTTTTATCAGAAACGCCTATTACTGCCCCAGGTCTAACAACTACACCTGCATCAATTGAGGTTTTAAATGTAACTGTTTGAGTTAAATTATTTTCACTAAATCGAATCCAACGGGCTAGTCTTGATGCTTGACCTGACGAGGTACACCCAAAAGCTTGAACCTCTTTCTTATTAATTCCATATTTACTAATCCAAGAATCTGAAGAAATATCTGAATCGATAGGGTCTTGAACATAATCAATCTTTTTCTTTTCGTTTGAAAAATATTTAACAATAACTAAAGTGGCTCTACTTTTTATGTCTGAACCTTCATAAGTAAAGCCGCCTGCTAATACATTGGAATTATTAAAGATATAACTAACATCAGTAGGTTTATCAATGCTAAGTGTTAAGCCTCCCGCGCTCCAATAAGGCATTGCCCTCATTGTGGAGCAAATAGAATTAATTAAATCAAAGGCAGGAACAGCCGCATTAATTAACCCATTAAATGCAAACCTTGGTTCATTTCCTTGTCTAACGATTGAACAAGTTCCCCCAATACTTTGAAAAGTTACGGTCCCAGATGTATTTACATTCTCTCTTGCATTGACGGTAAAACTATTTGCATTAGGAACGGTTAAAACTATAAATGTTCCATTTCTTGCATTACCACTTGTAAAGTTAAGTTTTATTCGACAATTAACGGAATATCCATGACCTGTTTTTGTTACTGTAATAGTTCCACCTGATTGAGAGTAGGTTGCGCCAGTAATAACACTTGGTGTAGTCGCTACCTGTAAACAATAGAATGATTGTCTTGATCCTCTAGTTGCTATTCTATAACTTTGATTTGCTGGTAATGAACTAACCTGACCTGTTGAAAAAGTAATATTTACAAAGTCATTTGATTGCAATTTATGTCTTAAATTACCACCGATAATTATAACTTTAACTGATTTTTGTCCTGCAATTTGATACCAAACAGCGGCGGGTGTTGTACCTGCATCACGACGATTAGAAACTAATTCATTAGCATAAGTACTTGCACTATAAAAAGAATATTTGTCTAAATTTGCGGCATTTCCATTGAAACTTGCTTTCTCGGCAGCCGTTAAGATTTCATCTCCACTCCCGTATCTTTGGGATGTTAAAAGGTCATATAAGATCCAACTAGGGCATGTGGTATAAGCAGTAATAAACGTCCCATCCCATGAGCCTGAATAGCTTAATCTGCCTGCTAATTGACCACTTGCAACAGGATTACTATTCGAAGGGACTCTACATTTTACCCCTCTTAACATGTAAGAACGTCTTGGGATTCCTTGAAATTCTTCGCTTGATGCTCTTAGACCAACTAAAGCAGTATTGTTATATGTAAGGGCTTGATCTATTATCCTTGTATAAGAAAACCAGCTAAAAGCATTAATATTTTTTGATCCTCCATCTTCATTAAATCTCGTTACTCTGATTTGAAATTGAGATGAATAATTTTCTAAATTAAAACGATACGTTTTCTGATATAAATCACCTGTTCTACCTTGCACATGATTATTAACAACATAAGTGTCATCACCGTCAATCGTAGGGAAAGAAGCACCATCATAAGCAACTTGTATTACGACCCTAAATTCTGAGCCTTTAATATCTCCATCATCTTCATAGATTTGTAATTGAGGAATGCTTATAGTTACTGCTACTTCATCAATACCTGTTGTTGTATCTGTTTTAGTTATTGGATTCCCGTAAGTAACAAGATCACCTACTCCAATTTCTGTTCTTACATCAGCAAAACCACGAATTACTGATTGAGTTCCTAAGCCTTGTCGTATGCCTAATGAAATATTTTGATAATTATAGTCTTCCTCGTCTGGGTTAATTGGGTCAGCAGTTGATTGAACAATAGGAGTATCATCAAAATAAATATCTTGTAAAGCGGCTTTATTATAGTTTTCCGTTCCTGGGGCATAGTTGTTATCCCTAGGCGTTGGGAAACCTTCAATCACACCCTCTGAAAGAACATCTAATATTTGAACTTTGGCTAAACTATCAAGTGAATCAGGCTCAGTTTCGGGAGTTCCCCCGCCGCCTTTTCCACCACCGCCGCCGCCGCCTTGACCTGAAATTAAAAAATCAGATTCCTTCATTAGGTTTCTACCTCTTCAACATGAATACCTGCACTAATAACAGTTGAACCGATTAAGCGTTGACCATAGAGGATAGGAACCACAGAACCCGCCCTACTTATATTGACAGGAGAAGAAAAAGCAAAAGAGTCTTGAGTGTCTTCTGTTGGTTTAGGAGGAACAGGTGTCAACATTTGAGATATACCGCCCAAGGCCAAACTTGCACCAATACTAAAGGCGGCCTTTGCTCCCCAACCAGCAGCAGCGAAACCTCCTCCACCAGCACCGAAACTTATTGCCTTAGTACCAAAAGCACCAAAAGCACCCATGGAAAGCCCTATTAACGCAGCTCCCGCCAAAATGCTCCCTAACCCTCTACCGCCTTCACCTCCTACAACTGGAACAATCTTGATGGCTGAATTAGTAGGGTGAAAATATTCTTTTGGTTCAAGTTCTACATCATCAACGATAACCTTGTAATATCTCGGCCCCATGTGAGCCTCTAATTTAGGAAAGTTAGCCATTAGACAACGAACAGCCTCGGCTGCATCAGCAACAGCAGCATCGAAGACTGTAAAACCTAGAAAGTCGGCTAATTCTCCATAGACCTTAATTGAGGTTAGTTGTGTTGCTGACATGTCTAACCCTCTTGCCTGTGCATTTTCTTAACCACTCTCCATAGTCTTCTATACATGAAAGTCTACCTTGAATGTGATGCAAAATCAGATTTTTCTCAGGAGAAGTAATCACGCCTACATGGTTTAAACCATTACCGCAAACATTCATCAAAATCACATCACCTTTTTCTAAACTTTCTTCAGGTTTTAGCTCTCTAAAATCTAAATCTTTAAAATAATGTTCAAAAAATGGATTGTTTTGAAAATATTCAGGATCTTCTGGACGTTCTCTTGTTTTTAATATGATCCCAAACTCTGCATTGTAATACTCACGTACCAGCTCCCAACAATCGGCAATCTTCCAAATCCAAGGTCTCCCGACCAAGCTTTTTTTATAACTATCAGGCGTGAAATTATTCCATGTTTCTTTTTTAGGGTTGCAGATAAACCACTTTAACCCTGTTCTCGCTGCTGCTATTCGATCTGCTGCACTTGGTATAGGTTCTGTTTTTGGGTGTGAATGAACGACGGCTTCAATAGAATCATGTCCGTATTTATCTTCAATTCTGGCCCAATCAGCAGGGTCTAAAATAAATTGATCTTCTTGATCTTTTGCTAGATTTTTACATTTTTCATATCGTAATTTACCTTTAATATTTACAAGCAGTCCACATCCTTCATTTGGGTAAACTTTTTTAAAATGTTCTAATGCTTGTTGCTTCCACATTAATAAAAGTCACCAACACCAGGAAATTCAGAAGGTAAGATTTGTCTTTTAGGTAAAGCAGTATTAACCATGTCAATGGCAGAGGCTAATTCAAACTCACAAACATTTCTATTTTCAAGTGATTTACGAGCTACAACATATGACTCTTGTGGAAATTCTTGAGTTACGTCAGGCGTTCCATAAGGGTTATCACCTGTAAAGTTTGAATTTGGTAAGTATTTCAATAATGTCCTTATTCGTACTACTCGTGCCCCTACCAAGTCATTACCAGGAGTAACGGCATTAACATCAACCAAGATTGCAGAGAAAGTAGAAAATAAATTACTAACCGTTAGGGTTGGTCTTGGTAATTGTCCATGTCCGTTATATTCAAACCCTGAACATTGAATGGGTAATCTTTGATATTCCTTCGACGGGTTGCCCCAGTGAATCGGAGCATATGCGTTGTTTCCTGTTGTTACTGCGTCAGTCATACCCGTAAAATAATATGTTCCGCTGTCTGAACTTGAGGGCGTTCCATGCAAAGAAGAAACCAAAGTCAATTGGAATAGCTCAATAATTGAACTAGGATTAACAGATTGTAAATCGCTTACTGGTACTGGCATTATGGCTCGAATACTTGTCTAAATTTAGCTGAAATTGTAACCCTATTTAGAT